ATGGCAAGAACTTTATCAATTAACAATGTAAACCTCACAGCTAAAATACCTGTCTTTACTGTTATCATCCACCCTAGCCCCGATGTGGGCGGCTACTGGGCTGAATGTTCCATGGAAAACGGCGGCTGCACTACACAAGGCGACACACTACAAGAAATACAAAAAAATATGTTTGAATCTGTTGATCTCTATCTTGAAGATTATCCTGAAATCAAAGAATACTTCTTGCAATTTGAGATAAAAGATGTCTAAAATACCGATTATTAAAGCTAAAGATTTTTACAAACTGCTTATCAAGTACGGCTGCATTGCAACAAGCATCAAAGGTTCTCATCATAAATTATATAATCCAAGAACAAATAAAACATCTATCATTACTATTCATTCAAACAAAGATGTGAGCAATGGAGCTTTCTTATCCGCACTTAATCAACTCGCTATCGAAAAAGATGATTTTTTAAATTTCATGAATAAATAACCAACCCCTTAAGAACTTTGCAGAATCACGTGCTCAGTCAAAGGGTTAACAGCAAAAACGCCCTACAGTAGGGCGTTCATTTTTGGAGCGGGTGATGGGAATCGGACCCACGCGACTGGCTTGGAAGGCTAAATCCCTTGGTTTCTAACGCCCCATAAAATCAACTCGTAAACGCTTCTGCTTGTTTATAGCGGCACATTTTTGGCACATTTTTTTAAAAAGCTTATTTCGGCACATCTAAATCTACTACTTGAATGTAATATATCATATTGTTTTAGGTTAAGCAATATTCTATATTTATAACGAAAAACCCCCTCCCCAGGTTGACCCGGAAGAGGGGGTTTTTCGTGCCCCTTGGATGGAGGGGCGAATACTGGAAATGGAGGAGGTTTTATGGATTCCTATTTTAGTGAGCTAAGAAGTTTTTAAGCTCAGCAAACTCTTTCTCAATAGCAACAACCCGCTGCATGATCTGCAGGAAAACCGCAAAACTTTCTCCCCGCAGCAGAGCGTCTCTATACCGCTTATCGGTTATGGTTATTCCAGTCCCGCGTAATTCATTCAGCAGGGGTGCTGCCCAGTGTTCCGGCTGCGGCGGGGTAACCTGCGGAACCTTGATTCCGGTTATTGTTTCGGCGATAACCTGGCAAATACGGTCAAAATTCTCACGGTATAGCCGCACGTCCGTCCTGCTATCTACAAAACAAACCTCAATGAGTATAGCCGGTGCTGTCGTGCGTGCTAAAAACCCGACCTCAGTCCCTTTTGCGAAAGTGCCATCAATACGGCGAAGTGTCAGCCCGGATGCTTGCGATATTGCTCTGCTTACCTTCGATGCCAGAGAACGGGTAGTTTGATTTCCCATAAAGTAACACGTCTCTACCCCGATTCCTCCATCGCGGATGATACCCTCTTTTGTGGCATTGAAATGTATAGATAAATCTAAATCCCTTGTTTGCCTGTTATGATAGGCAATTGTGTTATTGATGTTGTCTTTGTCATTTTTCGCTAAGTCCTCATGGAACTTATCTACTTCCGCCCCGCATTGCTCCATGTATTCCACTACCCTGGCCACGACCCGCCGAGCTTCTGTTACCTCATCCATGAGACCGGATGCCCCTTTGACATAGAACCCATGTCCGCTGGAAATTACAATCCTCATGATTTATTTTGCTCCCTTTTTATTTTCTTCCTCTACTACAGCGCGCACCAACTTGAGAAACGCTTCGCCATCATACAGCATATTGCTCGCGGATGCCGCGTCTACCCGGCCTTGCGCAAAGATATATGATACTGCGGCGAGCAATGCTGTAGCCGACCCGGCGATACGCTCCACCTGGTCCGCATCGGCGCCGAGAGCAATAATAATACCAGCTGCTATAGTAGCGATAGCAATCCAAAGTTTACGACTTTTTAATGTTCTCATTGATTAATCTCTCCTATTTTTTAATGTGTCGTCTTCGATTTTTAGCAACTTTTCAGTCATCCTGGTTAGTGCAAAAAGTACCTGTGGGCTCGTCCAACCAGCAACTCCGCAAGCTAGGCCAACCCAACTTCCAGATATACCAGACGCCCGGGTGAGCATAAGTGTCATTACACCACAAAAGCTAGCAACAAAAATCTTAGAAAACATGAGATCCCATGTAAGCTTGTTGTTGTCTTTGCCGTTCAGGAGCTGTGCAAGTCCACCAGCTGAAGCAAGGAGAATAGCTATGATAGCATCTAAAACACCTTCTATAAGAATGCTTTCATGAATAGACATGAGCGCCATCTCCCCTTATACCGCGCCATTTTTCACCTTCTCTCTGTTCGTAGATGTATCCGAGATGACACAGGGCTATAACGGCTGCTATAATAAATGCTGCAGCAATAATGATAATAACAATAGCGCCATATATAATATAAGGGTCAATACTCTCTATGATTGTATGCTTTGATGCTCCGACAGCGATTAGATAGCGCATTTCATGGTCAATATCTGTAGGCACCCATCTGTAGGTTATATGCACATTTCGCCCGCCGGCTTCCGATGTTTCATACCAATACATCAGGCTGCCAAATTCGTTATTGTTGACGGCATCAATAAACTCCGGGTAGTCAAGCGGATTATGCTTGGGGCCACCGCCAACTCCCGGGTTCAAGGATATCAACGGGGTTAGCTTTTCGTCGAAAACCTGAGCATAGGTTGAATAAAAATTAGCTTCTATGTTTTGGATGGCAAAAATCAATATTTCTTCATATCCGTGGTAATTGCCCGTTTTTTTGTCCATTTCCACTAACTTATCTACGATGCCACACAAAAGAGCTACATCTTGTTGCTTCTCCCATGCCTTTTCTTTTACCAGAGTGTCCTCATGCGCCTTGAGCGCGAACCTGACAAAAAGGCAAATCGCGACAAGAATAAGTATCGCCACGATCCAAAGATATTTCCGCCATCCGCTGGTCATCATAATTATTTGAGCCATCTGCAACCCCTCCTAATACTACTACAGCAAAGGGGCCGGGCTTCTCGCTGCGCACCCGGCCCCTCCTCTAATATGAATCAAGCACCTGCTGATGGTGTTTTTTAGAGGCCGATACCAGAAAGCTTTGAAATATCCAACCCTTTTTCTCCAAAATCTTTGATGATACCAATTACCTGCCGCTTGAAACCTCGGGACGCGTTGGTAAGGCTGTGCGATCCCGGGCTCTTGTCGTTCCACGGGAAGAAAATCGCCCGTGCCGGGCTGACATAGCCGTCTTTGGGATCAATATATTCCGGCTCGATACGAACCCGATATTTAATTCCGTCTTCACCAACCACTACGAGATCGCCAAGAGTGGCAAATCCTTCGTATTCCACTACTTTGCCATCAAGTTTAGCATATTCCTGAGCAGTTTCCACAGCGTCTACGACCTTGAGAGCGCCGTATTTGTCTAAATATGCGTAATAAGTACCTTCCTTTGGTTCCTGCATTGTCATTACATCAGACATAATTTTTCTCTCCTTTTACCTTTTGGTTTGTTTTCATTTTCAGCAGGTGCCTTTTCACTGGTTTTGGAACCGACTTGCAACCAACTTGCAACCAAAAAAACCACCTGCTCTTAGGTGGTTTTTCATGGTATAATGTTTTTACAGCATAACTATAAATTAGGTTGTCACTCCCTAATCTGACAACAGAGAGGGGGGATTACATATTATGTTTTGGTCTATCTTTGCTTCCGTCATAGCAAGTGTAGTCGCTCATTGCATTTGCAAATGGCTAGACGGAAGTAGCAGTGACAACTAGCCTAAATGAAAACCCAGAGGGTCGCCTCCTCTGGGTTTTCGCTTTGGATTACATAAATGTTTTGGTCTTATTACCTATTGATATTATAGCAAATATAGCTGTCAGCGTCAACATTGAAATAATCGCCTAAAATAGGCCATAATCCGCTTGTAATTGAATCGGGCCTGTTCCACTTGTAGCTCTTAACTCGACCACAAGACTGCTCGTAAATCTAACATTTGGAAATAGCGAGCATGTGTTAGCTTGTCCCAGCTGTCTCATCCCAGCAGGAGGAACAAATGTATAAGGTACTCCATCTATAGTAATTCTGATCTCAGTATTTGATATTCCTGTAATAACGAAATGTAATATTCCTCCGCCACCAGTCACGTTAAGTGCTGTATACCATTGGTTTGTAACTGCTGCGCCTTGCATAAAAGCGACTTGGTTGTATTTTGTAGGCAGCGCTCCGCCTTTGGTCGTAAACTCATATATTTGTCTCAACCGTGCAAAGACACTACCGGTACCCGCCGCCGCAGTGGTCAACCCAATGAGACTTAGAATTCCCTTTGCATACGACATCAGCGAAAAGGTTATCCCTACCGAAGTCTGTGCAGTATCTGAACACTGCCCTATATTTCCATCAACTTTTTCTAGGCCATTAAAAAGGGTGCTACCCCCCCCCGTCTGGGAATTATTACCTATTTTTTCATTGATCTCATCCACCGTTATTTTATCCGCTATCGGTGCCTGTGGCATTTTGATTCCTCCTTAAATCAATCCGTAATCGCCGAAACAATATAATGTTGTTTGTGCTGTAGCCATTATTTCTATTTTCAAACTATTATCAAATCTAATAAAAGTGTTTAAGGGTCCCGTAGCACCGCCTGGAAAAGTAGAACGCATTGCTTCATATTGGCATGTTGTCTCTACCCCATCCACTGTAAACCTAATCCGTATATTCGCGTGCAGATGCGCGCCAACATAATAAAGAAATCCCTTACCGTTTGTTATGTTCAGCGCCGTGTACCATGTATTAGCTTGCGCATTCTGTTGGGTTAGGCCGAACGATCGGTATTGCTTTGTAGCTATCGCCCCACTGGTGGTCACGAATTCATATATCTGTCTCAGCCGGGCAAATATGCTTCCAGTCCCAGCGGCAGCCGTGGTGAGCCCGATTAAACTCAAGATCCCTTTAACATATGGAATGAGCCCACTCGTGTTGTTGCCTGCTGTCTGTGCCGCTTCGTTCCTTTGCCCTATATTTTGGCTAACTACGTCTAGGCCATCAAATAGAGTGTCTGCCCCCCCCCGTTACCATTTTATTGCCAATTTTGGTATTAATTTCGTCTACAGTCGGTTTGTCTGCTATCGGTGCCTGATGCTGCATGTCGTTTCCTCCTTCTGATACGGTAATCATAAAATTTTCCCCCTTAACCACCCTTAATCGGCTCGTCGGGAAATAACACATCGCCTGGGGGTACCGTAATATCGCCGGGCGATTCAATTTCCCGGCGCCTGGCTGCGCCTGATTCAACCACCTGCAATATAATGCCCCTGGCGGCTTCCTTGTCGGCTTCTTCTACAGGAATGCCGTAGAGGTCAGCGTTCAACGTTACCATCGCGGCGACTGTTTCTTGCATGGCTGCGACGGTACGCTGAAGGGATTCTAAGGTCGGGGTTTCCGGCTGTAACTCCGGGATGTAATCCTCGATCTCCCTAGTTTCGGGGTTATAGATTTTGTTCGATACCCCGGATTTTATGATGGTCTCGCCGAGATATTCGACCTTGAGGACCTGGCCGTTTTCAACGATGTATTCGTGTTCTGTTTCCATGTGGATCTACCTCCTATAGTAATCCATAATCGCCAGCTATTCCTCCTGATGTTGATGAAGCTCCAATGTGTCTAAATTCGATTATTAAGCTGCTACTAAATCGGACTAAAGAATTCACGCCCGAATTGAACCTAATACTCCCTGCGCCTAATGTGCCGGGTGGAAAAGAAATTATGGATGCATTTCCGTCAACTGTAACCCTGACTTCATAGCTGGCTCCTGTACCAACTGCAGAGAACCACCACTTATACAGGAATCCTCCACCAGCAATATTTAAAACAGTGTACCAAGTATTTTGGGTCATTCCGCTTTGTAATAAATCAAAAATTCTTAGTTTTTGCGTCGCTATCGTCCCGCTGGTGGTCAAATATTCGTATATTTGTCTTAGTCTGGCAAACACTGACCCCGTCCCCGCCGCTGCCGTCGCTGCTCCGATCAAGCTCAAAATTCCCTTAGCATACGCCATAAGCGAAAAGGTCGTCCCTACCGAAGCCTGCGCAGGGGCATCCATAAAACCTACAGTTCGAGCTATGCCTTTGTCAACGGAGAGCAGGCTGTTCGTATCATTTACCGCTGTCGCCGGGGTGTCTGTGCGCTGGCCGAGGTTGCCGTCGACTTTGTCCAGTGTCGGCTTGTCGGCAATCTGCGCTTGTAATTGTGACACCTATTTCACCTCCAAATTCTTTTTCCTTTGGCTAAATTTCCTCATAAAGCACATTAACCACGCCATTTATAACCGCCAGCCCCCAGCGATAAGTCACGCCATTAACGGTGAACTGATGAGGCATCTCGGCTGTAACATGATTATTAATAGCCCTCGTTACATAGGCTGTCGTAGCAAGCTTTGTACTGTTATCGCTTGCAGACTGCGTTGGCGCCGTAGGCGTCCCCGTAAACGCTGGGGAATTAAGGTCAGCTTTTTTTTCGAATTCTGTATTAATCTTAGTTTCAATTTCATTGCTGACTTTTTTCAATTCCTCATCAATAATGTCAGCATTGTGGTTAAAATCGTCCACGTCATAAAAATCGATTTGCGCCGGTTTTTTTAGTCCATAATTAGGGGTTTTCTCCACACTAAAGCACCTCATCCCTTAATGCATAATGCGTTTTTGTCCTAAGTTCCCCATGAGTGAAGGGTTTCAACTTAAAATGCTGGTTGAATTCAATCAACAGATTAATTGTCAAGTTAGCTGGGCAAATACGCCGCAACATCAAGCCAATATCATCAAAATTGTTCTTTGCTGTAATGGCTACCAATACTTTCAAAGCGTAAACATCCGCCTGCAGGTCTATCTTGAACCCATCCGGGCCACAAAGTTCAGCCAGCATCCTTTCCAGCATCCGCATTGTAAAGGGCAGCTGCTCAGCCAACCGTGTCAATATCGTAAATTTGCGCTCATTCAGGGTGACTGTTGCTTTAGGGATTATACCGAGCATCTTTTCCCAGCGCCTCACACCATTTTCAGTTGCGCTCAATACAAACTGGTCATCAAGGGCATTTTTTATCTCGCCCCATAATAGCTCTATTTCCGGCTCCTCGCCTAGCGTCAATGCCTGATATTCCCGGACATCCCTTAGCACTGTCGGCAAATATCCAAGCAATGGCCTGTTTTTAAACATCAGCAACAGACCCCCTTACCGGTATGCTGTTCGGTGCAAGGGTCAGGTTTTGTGCAGCGCCGTTTAGTGTAGTGCCTGTAATATCAAGAATACCAGTCAGATTCAGCAACCTGGTGTCAATCTGGCTGATTCGCACAATCAGCGTTGGATCCAGCGCTGGATCCAGCTCCTCAACTTTGTCCCACTCCTTCGCAAGTTCTAAAAAGTATTGTTCAATGGTATCTTCAATATAGGGCTTCACTGCCGCCCAATCCCACCCTGCTTGATAGGTCAGATGGGTTTCGATATCAATCTGCGTTTCCTCTACCGGCTCTACTGTGACAATGTGCCCGATGGGCGCTATGCCTATCCCTATACCTTGATTCTGCACCGGGTCAAGGGCCGTTTGAACATCATCAACAAGGGTCGGAGAGGGCCTCTGAAACAGAGAATTGATTATGACAACCTTTACGGTGCCGCCGCCATTCCAGACCGGATAAACTTTGCACCCTCCCACCCCGGGAAGCTTGTTTACCTTCTCCCTATAGTCGGTTATATTTCCGCCAAAAGCCTGGGATTTAAGGCTGTCAAAATATCTCTGCCGCAGATGCTCTATTGCTTCCTCATCCTCGCCCGGGACCAGCACATCAGTGAGCCGTGCCCATTCCAGGCCGTCTATATAGTCCACAGGAATCAAAGCGCCGCTCTCCTGGTTACCTGCAATGCCCGGCGTCTCACATTCCACCCGAAAAACACCTGCCGAAATCTTCTCCACAACTACATAGTTCAGCTGTCCTAGGGAAAATCTTGAGCCGAGAGGAACATCCATGCTAAATTCTCCCTGCCGGATCGCTCTTGTAGCCTCTTCAACAGTTATTCCCCTCTCTGCGCAGCGCCTTATCAAAAACTCTCTCGAAGCGGTATCAGCAAAGGATTCATTCAGCACCTCATCAAGCTCTATATACATCAACTGCAGCTCTACCGCGGCTGGGGACAGGGCTGTCCTAATAAGTGAACCTTCCCGGGTGTCAATGGTTATGCCCCTTTGCCTGGCCCATTCATTTACACGGTCAGTCATCCGCGTAAGGATAGATTCATATGTCACATGGGCATATAACATCTAGACCATCACCTCCTTCTGCATATGGATTTCACCGTATATTGTGACCGCCGTGAAAGTCACTAAAACTTTGTTCCTGTTGACTTGAATATCAAAATCTTCAAGGCGTTGGATCCGCGTATCATGAAGCAAAGCTTCCGTAATCCTGCGTTTTAGCTCCGGGACTACATAGGTCATCTGTTTTCCGAACAAACCCAAGAGTTCTATCCCATAATTCCATGAGAAAATCACGTATTGGTATCTTTCCGTTTCAAGGACTAAATATATCGCTTGCTTCATCGCCTCAAGTTTGTCTGTATACCCGAAAACGACATTTTTGTCAGCGTCCAAGTAAAAGGTATAACTGGGCTGCTCAATAATTTCAAAATCCTGGTCAAGAAAGCCATTCACCGCTGGTAACATCCGGGCTTCCCTCCAATCGGTCAATAACTACAAACTTCTGCCCACCCTGGACCTGTATCAGGATCACTTCCTCACCGATCTGCAGGGCATTGTGGACCCTGATCCGCTTCCTACCCATATATTCATGAAGATGCTGTGTTGGGACGGCCACCCCTATATAGACTTCCATATCCTCGCTATCCCAAACATTATGAGTATGCTCCGTCTCCAGCTCTGTCTTATGGGCTACGGTAATATCAATAAAATAGTCAGTTACGTTTCGAGCAAGTATCAGCTGTGGCGCCTCCAAGGTCATCTTCTGCTCCACATTGATTTTCAGCGGAGAGGCGCTGACAACCGTTCCAAACATTATTGACGTCGGCTTCTCGGCGTTTACGGCATCCAGCGCAGCGCGTTTTATTATTCCGATCAACTCCGTAAAATCAGCCAATAAATTCCCCTCCCCGCAGGGTCAAATCCATCCAGTGCTCAGATTCTGCAAAAGTATGCTCGCATTTTTCGACAAGCATATAATTTTTGACATTAATATCACCCAAAGCAAGCTTAACGACAACCATGCACCCAGCCCGGACCCGGACATCACCAAACGCCTTTGTAATCTTTAGCCGCCTTGTCTTTGCATTATACAGAGACAGCATGGCGTTAGCCTTCGCTTCGCCGTTCTCACCCTCCTGGAGCGTGTCGAAAAACTGCAGAACGCCCCATTTGTTTATATTATTCCCGTCCTGGGCTATATAAATATCTCGCTTACCTGTTTCCTCGTTCTCGAAAGTGAGCTTGACCCTGTTAAATGTCTGTTCATCTATAGTCGAAGTATAATCAAAGTTTTCCCCCGTCTCTTCGTCAATAAGCAGGTCAACTTTCATGCTGTCTAGTGATTTCAAGGTCAACTTCCCGAAATCATCAAACAGCACATACATTTTTTTCTTATTCATCAGTTCCAAATCCAAAGCATTATAAATAACATCAAATAATGACGTGCTATCCTCAACCCTTGAAGGGATTTTAAACCCTGTCTGCTCGATAGTCCCAAGGCTCAGCTTAAAATCAGCGGCGACCATCCGTATCACATCGCTTGCAGTGAGGTTCGCATAAACGTAAGTATCCTTGTTCGTCAAATATCGCAGCTGGTCAAAGGCTGTAACCTCAATTTGCTGCTTCTTATCCCGCTTTTTCGTGAATACAAACCCATAAAATAGATTTTTGCCGTCTACAGTCAACCGGACCGGGTTCCCTTCAGTAAAATTCAATACCCCGTCTTTTATGACAGTGAAGACCAGCTTCCCCGGCGCCCCGATGCGGTCAGTCGTCCACGTCGCTCCATCGGCAACAGCTGGTATATAATATTTATCACCGTTTTGGATTATCAGCTCAAATTTCATTCTTTCGCCCCTATCCAGGCAAAGTAAAGGTTTGCCCGGGATAAATTGTATACTTGGAATTGCCTGTCCCTTTGTTCCTGGCGTCGATAACCCCTTGGTTCAGGCTGTATATCTCCGGATACCGGCTCCCATTGTTCAGTAACCGCTGGGCTATAGCCCAGAGGCTATCACCGCTGACCACAGTATAGGTTTTTGGCTGTGGCGCAGATTCAGCTGACCTGGGCGGCTCTACCTGAGCCGTTGGTTGCGACTGTGCCGGTGTCGGCGGCTTTATTTCAATGGTTTTGGTCCCATATGGCCGGAACTGCCGCAAGCTGATATCAACTGTCATATCAAACCCGTTTTTTGCCCCCTCAACAGGCTTATAATCCTCCAAAGCGACCTTCATGTTTGTATCAAACATGATCTTTCCGCTGGGCATAGCACGGGATACAATAAACTGGAAAGGTATCAGGTTGCCGTCTTTATCTGTTTGAGTTTTGAGCCGCTCCAGGAGCTCAAGAAAGTATTCAGCGCCCCTGTATCCGCCTGTATACCCAGCAAAGGGATAGTTTACATTAGGCAGCAGCGCTTTAAACGAAATATCCGTCAGTCCTGCTTTTTTCAGCAGATTAACTTCACCTTCGTTTATAAGGGTAATCGTCTTATTCTGGTTCTTAATCTTAAGCTGCAGCTGCTCGGGAGTGACAGGCAGCATCACATCATCCAAATAAAACACATATGGCATTTACTTATGCACCCCCTCGGCGACCTCTTCCAGCGCTTCCCTTGTTTTTTCAGCCATATAGTTGACGACGCCGTCTAAATCCACCTCGGAATTGACCTGGTTCGTCACGCCGCCAAAGTCTATATTCACCTCTGCGGTAGTGAAGCGGTTTATAGCGTCACGCTCGGCGATATCCCGCAAATACTTCAAATTCTCCTCACTGAAACCGGCCATCTTGCCCGTGTTACCGACGATATCAGCCACATCGCCGGGGATACCGCTGAAATTATCTGACAGCTCAACATCCGGCAACTCTGTTATTGCATTTATTTTATTGCCTATCCCGGCGCCCCAATCATAACCTGCGCTATAAGCAGCGCCATAATCTAAAAACTCTTTCCTCTGGACGACCTCTACCCATTCGGATTCATCCTTGACTTTTTGCCTGGCATCTTCCAGTTTACCCATAAAGTTGTCTAGACCGCTGGTAATATCGGCTTTTACCCCCGGGATCTTGTTAATGATGCTCTCTATCGCCTTGGCCATGCTGGTGATGTAGCCAATAACAGTTAAAGATAAATCGTAAAACAATATCTTTACCGCCGCTACAGGATCGTTAAAAACATTGGCGAAAAAATTCGCTATAGCGGCAAATAAATTCCACTGCAGCACGAAAAAGGTATTGTAAAGAAAAGCTCCCAACATTGCAAAAGCCCCGGCGATTATACCTGTTGCGCTATAGCTGGTTCCGGCAAACTTATTGACCGCCGCCACAGCCGCATAGAAAATCACAATCAAGAGAACAATAGCAGCGAT